GGGACATTATGAACAAGATCGACACCCCCAGCAAAACTCCCTATGTCGCCACACTTTGGTGCGAATCGCAAAAGGTGTCACGACTCAATGCCAGGGTTGAATCTGAGATTGGAGATCAGCTGTGAGCACCATCATCATGAGCTTATGCTGGCCGCTCCAAGGCATGAGCGGGCCACAAAAGGCTGTGCTGATCTCGTTGGCGGATAACGCAAACGATGAGGGCGTTTGCTGGCCATCGGTTGCCCGTATTTCAGAACGCACTTGCCTTGCTGAAAGGACCGTTCAAACGGCCATCAAGTGGCTGAGTCAGGTTGGTCTGCTGACTGTCCGCGAACGAATGGGGCGCTCGACGATGTACACCTTGACCCCAGCAGCATACGCACCCCTGCAAGAGTCGCACCCCGCAGCAGCTGCACCATCACCCCCGCGGCTCACGACAGAAACCCCCGCAGCAGCCGCACCCAGAACCGTAATAGAACCATCAAGTGAACCGTCACCTCTTGCTGGCGATGAGCAGCCATCGAAGATTTCGAAGCCGAAGTGCCCAACCCAGGCAATCGTCGATTTGTTCAACAAGACGATTCCAGAGTTTCCTCGAGTCGTGATGTTGACCAAGGATCGGATCGCCAAAATCGGTGCCCGCTGGAACGAAAGCGAAGTGCACCAGGATCTCCAATTTTGGGCTGAGTACTTCGCACTGGTGCGCTCGAGCAAGTTCCTGATGGGGGAGGTGTCCGCTTCTGGGGGCAACCCTTTCCGTTGCAACTTCGACTGGCTGATTGCGCCGAGCAACTTCGTCAAGGTCGTGGAGGGGAACTACCATGCGTGACCCTCACAGCGCCGAGGCCGAACACAGCCTGCTGGGCGCCATGATGCAGCGTCCAGACCTGATCGATACCCTTTCCGAAGACTTGTCCGCCGAGGCGTTTTACTTCCCGGCAAACGCCGAGGTGTACCGCAGCATCATTGCTATTCGTTCGTCTGGTCGGGCGGTGGACTTCTTGACTGTCGGGAATCACATCGGCTCGATGGATGACGGGAGCCCGGCATTTGCCTATTGCGCCGAGATCGTCAAAAACACGCCAAGTATCGCTAACGCTCGGACATACGCCCAGATCGTTCGCGAGCGGGCCATTGACCGGGCGCTCTACGACCTTGGCAGCCAGGCGATGGAAATCTCCCAAGGTACCGAGGATACGCAGGCGAAGATCGCTGCGGTCCAAGCGGCGGCCATGGCGATTGATTGCGGTTCGGGTGATGACGATATTGTCAAAGTGGGTGACGTACTGGTTGACCAGCTGGAGGTTTGGCAGGAGCGCCATGATCGGCATACCCGCGGAGAAACGCTGATTGGCCTATCGACCGGGCTGAAAGACCTGGACGAAAAGCTGGGTGGCCTGCAGCCGGATCACCTGTACATCGTTGCGGGCCGCCCCGCGATGGGCAAGACCACGCTTGCCATGGGCTTTGTCATCGACGCCGCCGTGCGCCAGAGCAAGTCGGCACTCGTCATCAGTTGTGAAATGAACAAGGGCCAGCTGCTGGACCGGGCCGTGGCTTCCGAGGGGCGCATTCCACTCACGCTGGTGAAAAACGGGACCGCGTGCGAGACCCACGGCACTGAACTCGCCGCAGCAGCCGGTGTGCTACGCCGCGCGCCGCTGTACATCGCCGACCGCGCCGGCTCGTCGATTGGTCGCATCCGCTCGCTGGCTCGCCGCCACAAGATGCGTTACGGCCTGGACCTGCTGATGATCGACTACCTGCAATTGCTGGAAGGCGAGGGCGGCAACCGCACCGAAGAGGTCAGCAGCATCAGTCGTGGTTGCAAGCTGCTCGCCAAGGAGCTGGGCATCCCCGTCGTATTGCTGAGCCAGCTCTCCCGCAAATGCGAAGAACGTCCCAACAAGCGACCCATCCCCTCCGACTTGAGGGAGTCAGGCGCCATCGAGCAAGACGCCGACGTGATCTTGTTCGTGTACCGCGACGAGGTCTATCACGAAAACACCGACGCCAAAGGCATTGCCGAAATCATCATCGGCAAGGGCCGTGACATCGAGATGGGCACTGTTCGCACGGCCTTTCTCGGACAGTACAACCGCTTTGAAAACCTTGCCGCCGGGTGGAAGTCAGAGGCTGTCGAGCAGCCGGAGAAAGTCACCAGCCTGGCCAACCGTTACCGAAAAAAGGAATCGTTCTGATGGACTCTCAGCGACTCGCTGTTCCCGATCCGGCCACCTACCGCTTCGCGGTGTTCTGCTGCTCTTTCAAGATGGAGTTGGGTAGCACCCCGGACCATGCGTTGGCCCTGTTCGCCGACGAGGCCATGGCCAAGCGTTATGGCGCTTGGATGTGGCCTTCAACGTTTGAGGTGGTGGACCGTCTCGCCCAGCCGGAGGCGAGCGATTGAGCACCCTGATCAAGACCCTGACGGTGAAGCTGTCAGACACCGAGATTCAGCGCAACGCCAGGCTCGAGCATGTGCGCGACCTGCGTGATGCCAGTCACCCGGCGTTGCATTTCCGTTATGCGAAGAATCGCGCGCGCGGCTCCTGGTACCTGCTGAACAAGCGCCAGTGGCACCGCATCGGCGGATTTCCTGACCTGAGCACCAAGCAAGTGGTCGCAGCGTTACCGGCAGTGCGTTTGCGAGTGGCGGCCGATGGCGCAGCGAGCGTTTCGGGTTGGGTAACCGTCGGCGAACTGCTGGACTGGTTTGGCGATCGCATGGCCCGCTCGCGCGCGCTCTCGGCAAAGCGTCGTTCAGCCGGCAAGTCGGCCATCAGTTGCCAGCTCAAGCCGCGCCTCGGTGATCTGCTGATTCGTGACGTCAACGCCCAGACCCTGGACAAGCTGCTGATGTGGCCGGCTCAGGCAGAGTTGTCGCTGTCGTACGTCCAGCAGTTGTACCGACTGCTCGCGGTGGCCTTTCGTCAGGCCCGTAAGCTCGATCTGATTCCATCCAACCCGATGGCGGAGCTCAAGTTCATCAATTTCACGACGGCGCGCATCCTACCCAAGCCCGCCCGTCTGCGTGATGTACAGGTGCCCGAGCTGGTGGAGCAGTTGGCGGAGCGATTCGTGACTGCGCCGGGTGACGCCATGCTGGCCCTGATGATGCTGTGCCACGGCACCCGCATTGGCGAAACGCGTCAGTCGCGCTGGGCCGATATTGCGTTGCCTGAGCGTGAGTGGTTCCTGCCGGCCGAACACACCAAGAGCAAGACCGAGCTGCGGGTGCCACTGACCGACCAGGTGAGCGCACTGCTGCGCCGATACCGGGACCGGCAGACCGCCCACGGGTATGAGGGGCCATTCCTGTTCCCGTCCCGCGGAGGGAAGCCGCTCAGCGATAACCAGGCCAGTGCCGTGTTCACCCGATTGGGGCAGGGCGCGTGGACCAGTCACGACTTGCGCAAGGTGGCCCGCACCGCGTGGACTGACCTCGGTGTCGACGGGCACATCGGCGAGATGCTGTTAAACCATTCGCTGGGCAAGATCGCTTCGACCTACATCAACACCCAGGCCAAGGAGCAGCGTCGGCTGGCGCTGGTGAAGTGGCACAACTGGTTAGATGAGCGTGGCTTCAAGGCGATCCATGAGCAGACAGGCGCTAGATATGAAGATTCGCAAAACCTCGTAGACGCCTTGAACGGCGTGGCCTGCGAGTCAATTCCGCAATTTGTTAAGGGCGAGGTTTTAAACCATGCAGAAAAGACCGATGCCTGGCTTTAAGCGAGAACGGATCGAGCTGGAGCCCTGCTCGATCTGCGAGGGGAGAGCAGTAGTGAAAGGGCTGTTTTATGAGCTGGTTTGCACTGATTGCAATGGTTCAGGTTGGGTTGTTAGGGGTAGCAAGTTGGTGCTTTCTTCCGACGAGTTGGTGACCCAATTGAGTTTCAAATTGCAACTCGCTCAGCGTGAAATTTTGGTTCTGAAAAGTCCAAACCAGATGGACGGGTTACAGAGCCAAAACCATAAAAACAACCGCCTGGGGGCGGGCGGGACGAACTACACAGGGGATTGAGAGCATGATGATTCGTAAGCCAGCAGGCCGACCATTGGGGGATACCGAGTACCTGCTCGAGCAGTGGGGCTGGTGGCGAATGGATGGGGCAGGCGTGCCCAGTTACACATCGCCTACATTCGCGCTCATGCGTCAGGCGATGGCGCAGGCATCGGCGAGCAAGAACTACTGCATCACTGATGATTGGGCTATTGCCATCGATGGTGCTGTGGCCAGACTTACTAGTCGCGATCAGCAAATGGGCGATATTATCTGGCTGTACTACGGCGCGAAATGGGCGATGGTTCGAGTCGGCAAGCATTACGGAATCAGCGAGGGTAAGGCCAGAGAACTGGCTCG